GATCGTCGGCGGCAATCCGGCGCGGAAGATTCGGAGCCTGGCACGATGAGCACCAGGGGCGTGTACGTCGTCGCGTACGGTCGCCAAGCCAGGACCTGCGCCGAGTGGCTGATGCGCAGCATCAAACGCCACATGCCGGACCTCCCGATCGCGCTGTGCGCCGCGAAGGCGATCGGCCTCGAAGATGTCCTCATCGTCCAACCTGACTCCGACGTCGGCGGCCGCCGCGCGAAGTTGATGGCCTATGAACTCGCCCCCGCGGCGTGGCAATCGGTGCTCTATCTGGATGCGGACACGGAACTCGTCGCGCCGGTCTATTCGCTCTTCGAGTGGGTCGAAGACGGCTGGGAGTTTGTCATCTGCCGCGACGTGGGCGAGACCCTGCACAGCTTCGCGCGCAAGAATAACCTCGAAGAATTCCGGCAGACGTCGGCGCGGCTCGGGACGCTTTTCGCGGTGCAGTATAACGGCGGCGTGTGGGCGTTTCGGCGCTGCCCGGCGGTCGCGCGGTTCATGGCGCGCTGGCGTGCCGAGTGGGAGATCCACGCGCAGCGTGACCAGGGCGCGTTGATTCGGGCGCTCTACGCGGAGCCGGTCCGGCTCTGGCTCCTCGGTTCCGAGTGGAACTGCTTCCCGAAGTACACGCCCAACACACAGACCGCCGGGATTCTGCACTACCCGATGGAGGCGCGCCGGTGGGAAGGCAAACTCCCCGGCCGCATCGACAGCCCGGCGGCGTGGGCGATCGTGCGGCGATGGGAGGCGAGCCACCCATGACGATTCTGAACCTCGGCGCTGGAAACAAGGTCATTGAAAATGCGATCAACACGGACCTGACCAAACATCGCCCCGAGATCGACGTGATCTGGGATCTCGACGATCTCCCGTGGCCGTGGCCCGACGCGAGTTTCGATCTCATCGTCGCGCGGTCCGTGTTCGAGCATCTGCGGCTCGATCTCGTGCAGTCCCTGAACGAATGCTGGCGTCTCTTGCGGCCTCACGGCGAACTCTTCATCAAACTCCCTTACTGGCAATCGGATGTCAGCCATTGGGATCCGACCCACCGGTGGTTCTTCAGCCTCCACAGCCTCGATCAGTTCGATCCCGACACGAAGCGCGGACAAGAGTACGCGTTCTACACGCCGCGCAAATGGAAGATCGTCACGGCGCCGCAACTGAACGGGGCCGGCTCGTCGATGCTTGCGAAACTGGAGGTGCGTAAGTGACGCTCCGCCTCGAGGCCGGATTGGTTCTTCGGCGGGAGGATCAGCAGACGCGGCGGCGCGCGATCACGAGTCGGATCGGTGTCGCGGTGTCAGGGGACTGGACGCTGCCGTGGCCCCGCACGCTGTTCGTCGCCGCGACGACGATCGTCCCGTGGGATCTCGTCGGCGCCGGCTTCGAGTTCTTGACGCACTGGGATCTGGCCGCGCCGCTCGCGCCAGACGCCACGCTCGCGCAGGACCTCGGCACGTCGGACGATCGCGACCGGACACGCGCACTCGTGAGGGACCTGCGCATTCCGACCTACGCGCCGAGTCTGCTGTTTGTGCGCGACAGCGAGGCCGGACGCGCGTGCCTCGAGCGGTGGCGTCTCGAATGCGACGGCGGCGACGATCGGCTCGCGTTCCTGAGAGCACTGGCCGCGGTGAAGCCTCGGTTCTGCGCGTTGCCGCGGCTGTGGCTGGTTGACCAGGCGGAGCGAGAGACGATCGACCGGCGGTCCGGGGTCACGAGGAAGCGATGATGACGCCTCCGCGCCTGGTCGCGTGCTACTTCGGGTCCGGCTCGGGCGGGCAGTGGCCGCGTCTGGCGCGGGTGTTGGCCTACTCGGCGGCGAAGCACGGCCCCTCCTGGCGTCTTGAGATCCGCCAACTCGCCCCGCCGCCGAGATCCGCCCCGGGGATGAGCGCGGCATCCGTCGCGAACACCCAGAAGCTGGAGTACTGGGCGGACGTCGTGCAGGCCGCGCCAGATGGCGATCTCGTGCTGCTGATTGACGCCGACACGATGGTCCTGCGGCCGCTCGACGCGATCTGGGATCGGCCGTTCGACATCGCCTACACGGTTCGGCCATCGGGCGCCGGGCTCCCCCTCAATGCCGGCGTGGTGTTCGTCCAGGTCACTGCGCGGTCGCGAGCCTTCCTCGATCGCTGGCGCGCCGAGAACCGAGGCATGCTCGAGCACCCGGATCGATTTGCGACGTGGCGTCGTCGCTTCGGCGGTCTCAATCAAGCCGCGCTTGGCGCTCTCTTGAGTCAGGACGACCACGGGGCGCAGCTCCTACCGTTGCCGTGTGTCGAGTGGAACTGCGAGGACGCCTCCTGGCCGCTCTACGATCCGGCGGTCACGCGGATCGTCCATCTCAAGAGCGGATTGCGACAAGCCCTGTTCTCGCGCGTCCACGTCTCGGCCTGCGTCCGGCCACTGGCGAAAATCTGGCAGGACCTCGAGCGCGCGGCCGGCGCTGGCGCCGTGCACGCGAGTCGAGACGGGAAGGTTACCACCCCCGAACCCGACCCCGAACCCGCGCCGGTGCTGCGTGCCCCTCTGCTTGGTCCTCCGTCCGGCTTTCACCGCTACCAGTCCCGTGGGGGCCGGCCGAAATCCTACCCGGACGGCAGCGTCCACCTGAGCCTCCGGGTCCCGATCCCGCTCTACGATGCGTATTGCCGCAAGGCGCTCGCCGCCCGGCACAAGAGCATGACCCGCGTCGTCCAGGAGGCGCTCGAGGCCGATCTGGTCAAGACTCCCTGACCGGGGGGTTTTGTCACACAAAACTCACGGTCTTGCCTCCACGTGCGCCATCGTGCTTCCACAGAGCACATGCGATGGCCTACACCAACGCACAACTGATCGCCCTCATCGGCACCCTGGAGACGGCCTATGCCCGGAATGAACGCACGGTGATTTATGACAATCGGTCCGTGACCTACCGCTCCGCGACTGAGCAGCTCTCCGCCATTACGTATTTCTCGGGCCTGCTGACCGCGCAGTCTCGTACGCGCCGGAAGCAGACGTACCTGGTCACGAGCAAGGGATTCTGACGATGGGCACGCTGGCAGTCCTGCGGCGTTGGTTCGGTGGCGGGACCGGGATCCGCGCCGCCCGCAACGAGGCGTCGCTCTACGATGCCGGCTCCACGGCGCGTCGCACCCGCGGCTGGCCGACCATCACGACCCGAGCCAACGATGCCATCCTGGCGAACCTCGCTACGCTGCGCGATCGTTCTCGCCACGCCGATCGCAACGACGGGTTTGCCAAGTCCGCGATCAACAAGTTGGTGTCGAACATCGTCGGCATCTCGATCAAGCCGCAATCGCAGGCCGACGACCTGACTCTGCGCGCACAGATTGACGCGTTGTGGCTACGGTGGACTGACGAGGCCGACGCCGACGGCTTGCTCGACTTCTACGGGCTGCAGGGCCAAGCGGTCCGGACATGGTTGACGGCTGGCGAATGCTTCACGCGGATCCGCGGGCGGCTACCGCAAGACGGCCTCTCCGTGTCGATGCAGGTCCAGAACCTCGAACCGGAGTTGTGCCCGTACTCGTACAACTTTTTCAGTTCGACCTCGAAGGTTCGCGCCGGGATTCAGTTCAACGGCATCGGTCGCCGCGTCGCGTATTTCTTCTATCCGAGCCGCCCGGAACTCGACGACTTCGACACGTCCACGCTCAACGCGTTGCCGGCGGACCTGGTCGTCCATTTGTTCAACCCGATCCGGCCCGGGCAACTGCGCGGCGAACCACACTTGACGCCAGCGCTCGTCGCGCTCAACGAACTGGACCAGTACCAGGACGCCACGCTCGTCCGGCAGAAGCTGTCCGCGCTGTTCGCGGGCTTCATCAAGCGCCCGCCAGCGACCGGCGATCTCGACGAGATTAACCCGCTCACGGGCGCGCCCACTGAGACCGACGAAGCTGGCCGGCCGATGGTGAGCCTCGAACCCGGGATCATGCAAGAGCTCGACCCCGGCGAAGAGGTGTCCTGGTCCGAACCGCCCGACCCTGGCAGCTATCCAGACTTCATGCGGCAGGGCCTGCTGTGGATCGCGGCGGCGACTGGCGTGCCATACGAGGTCTTGACCGGCGACATGCGCGGGGTGAATGACCGCACGGTCCGCGTGCTACTACACGAGTTCCGCCGGTTCGTGCAGGCGCTCCAGGGCATCGTCATCTTCCAGTTCTGCCGGCCCATTTGGCGGGCGTGGTTGGACACGGCCGTCCTTACTGGCGCGCTGCCGATTCCCGCAGCTCAGTACTTCGCCAACCCCGAACCCTGGACGCGGGTGGTCTGGGTTCCGCACGGCTGGCCCTACATCAACCCCGTGCAGGACGTCGAGGCGAACAAGGCGGCGGTCCGCAGTGGGTTCAAGGCCCGATCGGCGGTCATCAGCGAGCAAGGCGACGACGCCGAAGCGATCGACGCGCAACAGGCCGTCGACCAAGCGCGCGCCGACTCGTTGAAACTGATCTACGACACCGACGCGCGCAAGACCTCGACGACCGGGCTGACGCAGGCGCGGCCGGCCGGCAGCGCGCTCCCAGACGACGGTAGCAATCCCGCGAACGATGGAGCATCAGCATGAAGCCTTGGTTCCGATTCGACAACGTCGCCGCCGATCCGACCACCGTCGACATCCACATCATCGACATCATCGGCGGGTGGATGGACGAGATGATGAACGCCCTGTTCGGCGAAAAGATCACGCTCACCGCCAAGGCGTTCGTCGACCAACTCGCCGCCTTGCCGGTGACGGTGAAGGCGCTCCGCGTCCACATCAACAGCCCGGGCGGAGACGTCCAGGGCGGGGTGAACATCGCGAACGCCCTGCGTGACCAGCAACTCTCCAAGGGCCGGACCGTCGAGACGATCGTTGACGGCCTAGCGGCCAGCTCCGCGTCGATCATCGCCATGGCCGGCAGCGTGGTTCGGATGGCCGACAACGCCCTCCTGATGATTCACAACCCGTTCGGGGCGACCGTCGGCAACGCCGTCGAAATGCGGAAAATGGCCGACTGGCTCGACAGCATTCGCGGCCAAATCGTCTCGACGTATCAGTGGCATTCGACGATGAGCGCCGACGAGATCGTCGCGCTGATGGACGCCGAGACGTGGATGAGCGCCGACGACGCGATCAAGGCTGGCTTCGCGACCGAGAAGATCGCCGGCCTGCAGGCGGCGGCGAGCATCAGCCCTCGCGGCCTCGCGACGATGCACGTGCCCGAGCAGTTCAAGGCTCGTGTCGATGCGCTGCTCGAGAAGCCGGCCCCGAAACCCGAACAGCCGAAGGCGGCCGCAGCCGTCGACGTGCTCCGCCTGTGCCGCGAGGGTGAGTGCCTCGAGGCCGCGGAGGCGCTCGTCACGGCTGGCGCCACCCTCGATCAGGTGACGGCGCGGATCGAGATGGCGCGGACTGCACGCACGGAAGCGGCGACCCGCACGCAGGAAATCAACGCACTGTGCCAGGGGGCGAAGCTGCCGGGTCTGGCGGCAGGCTATCTCGGTGGCGGGATGTCCCTCGCCGACATCCGTACCCACCTGGCCGTAGTCACGGCCGAAGTCGATCGCCGCGTGACCATCGACGGCAGCCTCCCCCCTGGCCAGATGGGCCGCAAGGCCACCGACACGGCGAAGGCCACGATCAACACGGCGGCGACGTACGCCGCGCGCAATCGGGCGGTAGCACAGAAGGAGTAATCACATGTCCGTACTGACCGAAGGCCCGCACACCGGGCAGTTCATCCTGAGCGAGGCGCCGGGCATCCTCAGCCGAGACACCGTGACCGTGGAGGTCCCGGCCACCACGACGCTCGAGGCGGGGACGGTCCTCGGCTTCCTCTCTGGGAGCGGCCATGCCGCCCCGTACGACGACGCCGCCAGCGACGGCCGAGAGACGGCTGTGGGCGTGCTCTACGCCGCGCTGACGAACGACGCCGCGATCCCGGCGGAGATGGACGGCGTCGTGATCGACTGTCTCGCGGAAGTCCGCGCAGCCGATCTCATGTTCGGGGACGGGGTCGACGAGGACGCCGCGATCGCCGCCCTCGCGCAGGTGTTCATCAAAGCGCGCGACTAATAGACTGCGCGCGACGGCCGTTCGCAGACGCTGACGGACCGCACACCAACAAGCGCTGAGGAGTACAGACATGCTCGACATTTTCAACACCGACGCCTTCTCCGTGGTCTCCCTCACGGCGGCCATCGAGAAAGTTCCCTTCCAGCCGGGGCGGATCGGCGCGCTGGGCCTCTTCCGTAGTGAGGGCATCCGGACCATCACGGCCGTGATTGAGATGCGCGACGGCCAGTTGACCCTCATCCCGGTCACCCCGCGCGGCGGCCCGGGCAGTTCGATTGGCGGCGAGGCTCGCACCGTGCGGCCGTTCCTGGCGAGCCATCTCCAGCGCCAGGCGGTCATCTACGCCGATGAGGTCCAGGGCGTGCGGGCCTTCGGGTCCGAGACCGCGACCGAGTCGGTCCAGGCGCTCGTCACGAGCCGGCAGACCACGCTGCGCGCGATGCACGAGGTCACCCTGGAATACCACCGCCTGGGCGCGATCAAGGGCGTCGTGCTCGACGCGGACGGCTCCGCGCCGATTCGCAACCTCTTCACCGAGTTCGGCATCTCGCAGTCGAGCGAAGAGCTGAACATCGGCGGCGACATCCGCGCCCAGTGCGTGGCCTTCCAGCGCCTCGTCGAGGGCAAACTCGGGGCCGTGCTGAGCACCGGGTATCGAGCGTTCTGCGGCGACGCCTTCTTCGATGCGCTTGTGGCTGCCGAGTCGGTCGTGACGGCGCTGCAGTACCAGGAAAGCCAGTTGCTCCGAATGGACCTCCGGTCCGGGTTCTTGTACGGCGGCATCATCTGGGAGAACTACCGGGGCACCGTGGGCGGCATCCCGTTCATCCCAACCGACGAGGCCTACCTCGTGCCGATGGGCGTGCCGGACCTGTTCATGACGTACTTCGCGCCGGCCGACTACATCGAGACCGTCAACACACTCGGGCTGCCGATCTACAGCAAGGTCCTGCCCGACCCGTCCGGCGCCAACCGGTTCGTGGTGATCGACTCGCAGTCGAACCCGTTGACGATCTGCACGCGGCCCGACGCCATCGTCCAGATCACGCTCGGCACGTAGAGCGTGACCATGCCGTCCGATCTGCGGCCCTTGATGGGACCGTTCTTCGACGCGTTCGGGGTGCCGGTCACGGTGACGCGGCCGCTCCCCGACAACGATCCCATCGAGACCGTCGGCATCTGGATCGACCTGGCGCCGATGGAGATGCCGCCTGGGATGGAGTTCCAGCGGAAAGAGCCTCAGCGCGTGCTGGCGCTCGGGCGCGATGACGTTCCCACGGTGCCGCGCGGCACCGCAGTCCTCGCGCCGGAGACGCTCGGCGGGCCGGTCAAGGGCTGGCGCATCGACGGCCTCGAGCGCGCCGACGCGGATCATCATCGCGTGTATCTGATCCCCGATCCGGAACCGGAGTCCTGATGTCCACACGTTCGGCATGGTGCTTCGGGAGGCTGATATGCGACATCTTGTGATCCTCTTCGCCGTGGTCGCGATCGTCGCGGCGAGCGCGCTGGCCTACGCCCAGAGCGC